CGATCCCAGCCGTGCGAACGAGGTCGCCTGTGATCTGAGGATTGGCCACGACGGTCGTATCATTCAAGAGTGCGCCGTAGAAGCTGGGGTTGAGCACAGCGTAGCGGCCGTTGACCGGCACGTTGGCGTTGTTAAGGGTGATCCCAGCCGACACTACCGAGCGGTAGGAGAAGGCGCTAGAAGCAACCGTCAATGCGCTGGTGAAGGTGGAGGAGGTGACGAGAGCCAACAGATCCCCAACCATTTGCAACCCGAGGGCGTGCGCGGCTGCACCGGCGAAACGCTCGATTAGGTTGATGTTGGAGCTGGTGCGCTCTTGATCGTCGACAGAATAACTTACATGTTTGAATTTATTTAAAGTTATTTGCACATCAACCTGGGTGGTCGCGGTCGCTGCATAACCGTTCGCCTGGGAATAATCCTGGGCGGTCGTCGCAGAGATGCGGTGGGTAAAGACTGATGCGTTGTATTTAGCCGCTTCGCTGCTGAAATCCGTGACGGAGTTTCTGAGGAAGCTGTAATCTGCCACGAGGATCTCGAGAGCCCTCTGAGCGATTACATTGGCATTCGTTGTTCCGATTGTGTTGGCCATTGTAGTGTTCTCCTAGTGGACTGGATTACAGTCCGAGTTTGCGAAGAAGTTCCGACCGACGGGTCGGATTCTTTTCCGCGTTGAATTGATTGAGGATTTCTGCCCGGCCGAGCGGTTGGCTCGATTCAGCGGGAACCGCCACTGCGCCAGCAGCGTCGGCCTTGGCTTTTTCCAAAGTGATAACATTCTTAGGGGTCTCGGCGCTCATCTCGGACTCTTCGTCCTTGGTTTTTTCCTTGGCCTCGACCTCGGGTGCTTCCGGCTCTTTATCTTCTTTCATCATGGCGATGAGCTGGGAAAGCATAGCTGCGATATCCGTCAAAGTAGGCTCTGCCATTTTCTCCTCGTCCTTCTTGTACATGCCGTCGCCGAGTTCGGCTTTGGCTTCAGCGGGAGCGGGAGTGGCTTCGGGTTCGGGAGCAGGAGCAACGGGCGCCACTACGGCAGGCTCGCTAAGCTCTTTCTTTACTTCAACAGGTGCTTCGTTCATTTGAAGTTTTTTCATGTCAACTGCTGTGAAGGCAGAAAAGATGCCGGCGGGATTGGCGGCCGGTGTGCTGACTACACTGATATCGTAGATTTCCGTTACCCTGGCGAATCGGTTGCCCTCTTTTTCCTCTGGCACTCCGCTGAAGGTCAGCGACAAACCAAAGCCCTCTGGAAGTACCTCGGCCAAGTGCTGTACAAATTGCGCTTCGTTGGTGTTGAACAGGGTTAGATCGCCCATCAATCGCTCGCCCTCGATCCTAAATCCGTCAATGAATCCCAAGATGTCCATGACCTGCTTAACGCCGTGGCCGTTGGTTACCTTGATCCGGCCCATGGTGTTGGCCACTGCCAGCGCCTGCTGCAGGCTGGTTTGGTCGATCAGCAGGTCGTGGCCCTTGGCCTCGCCTGCAGTTAAAATTGATACGCTTTTGATTTTGTTGGGCATGTAGCCCAGCACGATGTCAAAGCAGATCGCCGTCAGCTTCTCGGTAAGACTTCTTTACTTTGCCGCCAGCTTTCATGTTCAGGAACTTATTGACGCGGGCAATAGCCCAAGCCGTCCGGCTGTTCGGCCTGCCTCCGCCAATCGTCGGGCGAAAGCTGCTACTGAACGCTCCAGCTCCTCGACGGAATACCTTTTTCAACGTGCCAAGGGTGGGCGGGGTTTTGGTAGGATAACGCTTTTTATATTCGGAAATCTTATTTTTCAGAGCCTCTTCGGTGGCGGCCGATATCTCAATATCGCCTGCCTTCGACCGGGTGGACGCGGTTCCAGCGGGGTTGGTCTTGCTTCCCTTGATCCGCTCTTTGGGTGGGGCCGGTGTTTGGGATGCCGACTTCGGCCCCGGCCGCGACGCCATCTCTCGACGTTTCATCTGTGCTTCCGCCCAGCTCTTGCCCGGATCTCCTCCCCATAGCGCCCACGCAATCCGGCCGGCGCTAGGGAATCCGGGTTCCCCAGGGTTAAATCCTTCGCCCTGCTTGTCGACTTCATGCCTTGCGAAAAAGCTGGCCATCCTGCCAATCGTTTCGTCGGGTAGATCCTTGCCGTTAGCAATGTCGCGTGCTCTCGCCACTCCAACCAGCGTGCCGCCTCGGCCGTACTTGCGGCGCCATTCCAGCCCCTTCTTAGCCTCTTCCATCATCCCTTTGTTAGGGACGGCTAATTCAATTTTTTCTTCTTTTTTTTTAAGATCGAATCCAACGGCACTGGCCACCATATCTAATTCTTTTGAGGAAAGTTTATAGTCAGCGTCGTCTTTCATGATGAATGCTTCCGCGGGATTGGCCGACAGCTCCATCTGTCGCATGCAGACCGCTGAGCGCTGATCGTTTTCTGGGAACTCCGCCACCATCGTGGGGTTGCCCATGCAGCGGGCCATAAACTTGTCGTCAGTTTCGCCGACGTTCCGTGTGGGTAGATCCAGTTCCACCTTCGCCGCCAGCTCCGCATCAGGGCCAGCGTTGGGATCTTTCTCAGGATTGACAGGCGTAGGCTCGTCGATTGCGGGCGCTTCTTCAACAGGTTGTACTGGCGCAGACTCGTCCACCTCTGGCGCAACTGTGCCGACGCTCGCGATAAATTCTTTTTCTTTTGCCATCTGCCTGACTTGCTCTTCCCAGTCTTGCCCCATCTCGCCGAAATAATCCTGAAGCGTGGATAGCCCCGCCTTATAGTCCTCGCGTGCCTGCTGTGCTTCGCGCCCTGCGTCCACCGTCAGCGACTTAGGCGTCTGCCATGTGACTTTGGCGTAGTCCTCAACAGCGGGAAGGTCGCCGTTAGCAATGGCCCCGCCGATAAAATAACGCCAGGCGCGGTTACAAAATCTATCGATCAGTAGCCGTTGCCGTTGCTCAAATCTGCGCTGGGCTTTGGCCACGACAAACCGCATCCCTGCCCCACCCACGCTGGCGGGGTCATAGACAAATTCGACAGGCAATCCGAGTCCCATAGCTACGTCACGAATCAGGAACTTAGCGAACGGCTCAAAGCCAGCGTGCGGCCGGTTCGGCCCGATCATTTCAATCTTTTCGCCAGGTGAAAGGCGCGGGATGGTGGCGGACGAGGTGATCTCTTCGCGGGCGATGGTAGGTTCGCCGGTGTCTTGTGCTTGTACTGTTCCAAAGAATCCACCCTGCCCGGCCAGTTCGTCGCCTTGGTCGGTGGTGATGACGGCCGCAATACTGCCCTGCAATTTCAATGCGTCCTTCTCAAACTCGCCAAGCATTTTCAAATCGCGGACGTGGTTAAGTGCGCGAGCCAGTGAAGAGCCGCCGCGAATCTGATCAGGCCGTTCCAGCTCCATTAAATGAATCACAGTATCGGCCGATAACTTGCGATACAGTTCGCCGGTTTGAATAAGGTATCCGGTAGGTTCGCCTAGCTTACCGACGAATACGCCGTCAGCCGTTCCATAATCGTCGCCCTCGCAGACGCGGTGGCCTTCGACTATCTGCAGCTTCCCTTGCTCAGTCATAATGACGAACACGTCGCCGTCCACGTCGATGGATCGCGAAAGGGCTAAGAGCATATCCGTCCAAGTCATGCGGCCGGTGACTTCGGGGTTGGGTACGACTACGTCGCGCCAGTATTCCTCACACAGCCGACCGAACTCTTGATCTTCACCGCGGTATTGCGGGCGCAGTCCAGGGCCGATGCTGTAGGTGGCGATGGAATCCACCGCGCCTTTGATCAGGCCCACGTTGCGGTACATGTGCCGGGCGAGCTTGAGCAGCTCAACCCGCGTGGCTTCGTTTAGATCTAGGCGAGAGTCGCGGGCATGGGCGCCGTAGATGACCGGCCGCTTACGTGAAAAGCCAGCGCCTTCGTAGGGTTGGAACGTGCTGATGCCTGCACCAAATCCAGCGCCGAACGCTTTAATGCCTGCTCCCATCCGAGCCACGAGTGAAAGTTTCTGCGCCATAATCAGCTATCCAGAATGTAAGAAAATGAGGCGCTGGTGCGTGTGACCTGTACGCCGTTTAGGTAATCAATAGCGGCCTGGAATAACTCAACCCGTTCAGTAGGTTTTAAATCAATTTGAAAGCTGGCTGATTGCCCGCCCGCTGAAGATCCAACGAGAGCACGGCCTGATGCTGCGCCCGTCATTGCCGCGTTGCGGTCAGTGGCAAGGTTAGTCAGGGCGCTTGCGGTAACCCCAGAGGCTTGTGCCAGGTAGTTCGTCGCAACTGCCCGCGTGAGTCTGCGGGAAATAGCCATCACGTCGCCACGGGTGTCAACGATTCCTCGTCGAGTGATGCAGTAGGCCGAATCACTTTCCCGTATACGGCAAAGCCAGCCAGGTAAGTTTCGCAATCGTATAAATGATCCTGTCTGCTTTTTATCCGTATCCATTCGTAATGATCGCGCCCGGTCTTGCGGTTTATCCTGTGCACCTTTTTGTGGCTGCTCATGTGTTCCCGGTAATCTGCGCTTACGTCGTGGGCGATCTCCCAGGTTGGCCCCTGCCCTCTCCGCAACCATGCCAGCAAATCCTGACAGGCCGGCGAGCTAAGTAGTAAAAGCATACAGCCTGCGTCTGTGGGTTGCTCTGCTGAGTGCACTGATTTCATCCGCCCGCGTGGCGTTTCAATCCAGTAGGCTGGGCGTTCTTCGCCCTTTAATGCAGTCCACTTATAGCGGGCGCAGATTCGATAGGAATCTTGAGTCTCATATCCGCTATCCATTGCCGTGTGCTTGGGCTGAACGCCTAATGCGTGCAGGTGTTGCGCCACGTCCTCGATCGTTCTTGCTCGGCCCTCATCAATCAGCCTGCTCGTTCCGTCCCTAGCAAAGGCCCTTACGACAAACCAGTACTCGTCGATCTGTCTGTCTATAGCCGCCAGTTTAATATGTTCCGTTTCCCAATTCTGCTTTTTCGCAAAGGCGCCGGCGGGAATGTCGACGGTTGTATCACTATCGAACTGATCCTCCCACGGCATCGCGCTCCATCCATTTACAAATCCCTGTAAGCCGTGCAGGTAGTGCTTTTGAGTTAGGAACTGCTTGGCACAGTCGGCGATTGTTACGGTTGGCGAGTACCAGCTGGGCAGCCTCATGCTTCGGCGGCCGTGCTCAGCGTTGGTATTACTGGCCACCCACTTGCCTTGCTCGACGGCGGTGCGCTTGTGCGATTCGCTCCACGGCTCGTTGCACTTGGCGCAGTGGTAGCGGGCAGTTTCGCCCGCCTTCTGCAGATCCCATTTGCCGTCGGCGTTGCGGGCTTCGTCTGCCCATCGCACTTGCCCGAACTCCATCGCTTGAAATTCTCCGCAAGCGTGACAAGGCACGTGGAAAGTTTCCTGTGTTCCCGCCTGAAAGTTTTGCCAGATGTCGCCAGTTGAAAGCGTGGGCGTGCTGGTTAGTACGTGTTTGCGGTTAGGAAAAGCCTTGGTGCGTTCCAGCGCTAGATTGTAGGCGGCCGCTTCCTTTTCGGTAGGTGGCGCAAACTTGTCCAGCTCATCCAAAACTGCGATGCAGATCGGCCGTGAGCTGATATTGGCCGGACTGTTACTGCCGACCAGAGAAAGCGTCATCGTTGTGAATTGCATCTCTAGGATTTTAAAGTCGTCGCTATCGAATGGGAACAATGCCCGCACTGGTTTGCACTTCTCAAAGATCGGAGTCAGCCGCGTTTCGCTGTAGCTCCTAGCCAGATCGGCGTTAGGCATTACCAGCAGTGCCGGCGCTGGGTCGTTGGCGATCCTGTACGCCAGCCAGACGGCCAGCGTCAGCGTCTTTCCGGTCTGACTGCCCCAGCAAAGGCTAACCGTATGCACGCCCGGATCGGCCAGCGCTTCCAGCACGCCGGCCACGTAGGGCGTGTACTTGGTCGAGTACAGTCCGGGACGGGCGGTGATGCGGCTGTCTAGCTGAATATAACGCTCGGCCCATTCGATCACGCTGGGCGGTGGTTCGTAGTTCCACCGTGTGCGCTCGCGTTTGAGTAGCTGATCGACTGCCTTCACAGTGCGGCTTGTACCTGTCGCATAAGCTGGCCGACCTCGCTCTCCACTTCGCGCTGGATTTCGGCCGCTGTCCGGCCGGCGCAAATCGGTGCCAGTCTCTTGGCCATGCCTTGTAGGAGCGGGATTAGGGCGTTATCGCGGCGGGCAAGGATCTTGTCGGCCTCGTCGATCGGAACCATCTTGCCCTCCGCCTCGTTAATGTCGGGCCTATCACCCTTCATTTTTCGCAGTGCTTCGACCACCCGAGTGTAGTCGCCGATCAGTGACGACCGCTCCGGCCCGCTCGCCTCCTTGGCTGCCTCGCCCAGGGTAGCGGCAAGTGATTCAAGTCGATCGATCTCGCCGTCTAATCCTATCCCGGCGATCGGCTTCATCGGCTTTGCGGCCGCAACCGCCTGCCCTTTCTCAAGCTGGCGACGGGCTTGGCGCAAACCGACGCCAGTGGCAGCGGCTTGAGCTAGGATTGCGGTGTTTGGTCGGCGTCCCATAACGTCATTCAATGTTTTTGCGTAAAACTCAAGAAATTACCGAATGTCTTTGCCAT